CCGCCGAAGCCGCAATCGCATCAATCTTGACGGTCACCTTGCCCTTGTAGTCCCGGAGCATGGTGTAGATTTCCGATGCGGCGAAGACGTTCCCACCTGGAGAATTCAGCCACACGGTCACATCCCCCTCTTCGGATTCCAGCTCGTCCCGGAATGCTTTAGGCGTCACCGCATCATCCCAAAGAGAATCCTCATCAATCGGGCCCTCTAAGCGGAGAATCCGCTCTCCCGCATCGTCCCTGATCCAGTCCCAGAACTTAGGGATATTTGCTTTCTTACTCACTTTCTTTTCCTCCTTGCCGGCCTACTCTCACTCGGCCTTTTGTCGCTGTTGCGGTTTTCGTTGCTGTTACCGTTCTCGTTGGGATTCTCGTTCCCGTTTTCGTTGTCACCTCCGCTCTGCTTTTCCGGCTCATCCTCAGATTCTTCACTCTCCTCTTTCGTTGGCTGTTCTCCCCGTCCCAAGGCTTTATCTACCTCTTTGGAAACGTAAGCCGCACCCAGATCCTTGAGACGGACATTCGACCCGTTAACCATGAAGTACGACCCACCTTCCGACTCCGGAATCGGATCCATATTTTCCAGCCGCCTGATATCGTTGGGGCACATAAAGCCGTTAGAAATGCCTACAGCGTAGCCATTCATGCGGCTCTGGTAGTCGCCGCGCAGAAGACCATCTACATTGAATTTAGGGAAGTATTCGTCCTGTTCTTCCTCCAGCAACAGGTCTTTCACGATTCCCTGTTCAAGCCGCAGCAGCCACGGCATCAGGGAGTGGACCACAAAATCCAGGCTCTGATGCTCGATGTTGGAAAACGTGGCGTGTTCCAAATCCTGAACCATGTGCGGAGGCACACGGAAAATCCGGCAAATCTCGTCCACGGAGAACTTCTTTGTCTCAAGGAACTGGCTGTCCTGCGGATTCAGGCTGATTGGCTTGTACTGCATCCCTTCTTCCAGAACGGCAACCTTGTGGGCGTTGTTCGCGCCGCCATATACCGCCGTCCAATTCTCACGGATCTTTGCGGGGTCTTTGAGGGTTCCCGGATGTTCCAGCACGCCGCTCGGCTGTGCGCCATTCCGAAAGAAGGAAGAGCCATACTTCTCCACGGCCATTGTGGAACCTAAAGCATTCTTCATCATGGCTATGGGCGAAAATCCAACCAGTCCATTGAATCCAAGGCCGGGGACATGGAACATTTCTTCCCGCCGGAGGATGATATCCTTGTTGTTCTCTCCCGGAACATCGTCACTGTATTTGTGGTAGATATAATAGATTTCGCCGACGTTATCACGATCCACTTCCACGTTTTCAGGAGACAACGGATACAGTGCAAGAATTCCATTCTTGCCATCGCGGATAATCTGTGCATAGGCGTTTCCCCACAGGAGCAGCGAAGTCATCAGCACCTCACGGAATGTGAAGCTGGTCATCTCCGGATTCGGCTGCCGGTAAAGGATTTTATAAAGCGGGTGGTCTGTCGCCCGCTCCTTTTCCTCGTTTTTGCCCTTGTATCGGTAAAGGTGGAGTGGCAATCCTGCCACAGACTCGGAAAGCAGACGGACACAGGCATACACTGTAGAAATCTGCATTGCGGACTTCTCATCCACCCGCTCGCCGCTGTCGGCGCGGCCAAAGAAAAAGGTCTGACCGGAATCGCGGACGTTATCCGTTACCTCCGGCAGACCTTCCTGCGTACTGATTTTTGTTTCCGGCACTACGTCCGGCGCATCCCTCGGTGAGCCGAAGCCCAGCCAACTGAAAAATCCCATATCCATCACCTCGTCACTGCATAGATTTTACTGTTGCCCTTGTCGTCCGTGATCTTCACTTTCGTTCCGTACATAAACCAGCACTTCTGGCTTGCCCAGACGGTATCAAGGGTTGTGTTCTCATTGCCAAGCACCGTGTAGGCGCGGCCATTGCATTCCACGGTAAAATACCTGTCGTTTTCTCTGTTCATACAGCCATCCTTTCTGCCTGTTCCTCGGCAGGCTGGTTGCGGCGACAGCCCTGCTCTCCCGGTCGCGGGAAGTTCACACAGGCAAATTCGCCAAAATAATAGCGAGCAGCCTCGTCATAGGCTCTCGCCGCTTCCTCCGGGGTATCGAAAGTTCCTTTAGAAACCGTCTTACCCGACATTGTTATATATGCCTGATACCTTCCAGTGTCTTTCCGAAAGCAAACTCCCTTGAATCCACTGGTATTGTCATTTCGAAGCCCTGCATTACCGTTATTTTCATGCGGGCTGGCAAGTCGAAGGTTTGAACGCCGATTATCCAGCTTATTTCCGTTTATGTGATCCACAAACACATTGCCATCCACACCCAGCAACAATCTGGCCAGCAGCTTCAGACGACCGTCCTCCATTCTTGCCTCCGCATAGCCCTCACCACAAGAATTGTTGTTGATTACCCACCTATACCTTTTTACTAAATCCAAATCCTCTATATCAAAAATAAAGAATTCGCCATTTGTACAATAATAGCGGCAGTAATCTTCTTCCATGACAATTTTAAAGCATCTACCACAAGAGCATTTGCGATGTTCCCGTAAGTGGTCTCGACGAGCCTCACATTCATTTCCACAGTCACAAATACATTTATACCAATCTCTGAACGGATTCCTACCTCTTTTCCCCAGATATTCCTTCACGGTAAGTTTTCCGATTTTAGTGCCAATTAAGTCTTCCATCATGCTGTATCCCTCTCCGTTAAAATACCAAAAGCCCATGTTCCGGGTCATCATACACGCTGCCCTGCTGCTCATGCCGGATACAGCGGTCGAGTGCCATGATCATCGCAACAATGCCATCTATCTTCTCCGTGGCCTTTTTCTTGCTGGGTTTGATATTCTCTGCTGCATCAATCTCCACGACAACATTCGCAGCCATCCACGCCAGAACAGGGTTGCCACCGTGGTTGATTTTCCCTTCCAGCAATAATTTGTACAGTTCCTTCGTGCCGGGAGACATATCCTTAAAGCCCATGCCAATCGGGACCATCGTGAATCCGTCATCCATGAGGTCGGTGATGAGCTGTGTGGCATTCCAGCGGTCCACCCCGATCTCACAGATGTGATAAATCTCTCCGAGTTCATTGATCCGTTTGCGGATGTAGTTGTAATCCACCACATTCCCCGGCGTAACCTCAAACAGCCCTTGCCTCTCCCAGACCTGATACGGCACATGGTCGCGTCTGCTTCTCAGCCCCAGCGTCTCTTCCGGCAGCCAGAAGGTCGGAAGCACAAGGTAATCCTCCTCCGGTGTGCGCGGTGGGAACATCATTACAAAAGCCGTGATGTCGGAAGTGCTGGATAAGTCCAGGCCCCCATAACAGTCACGACCTTTGAGCGATTCAAAATTGATTTCCTTGTTTCCCTTGTTATAAACGTGTTCCGGTATCCATCGCACAGCACTGGATGTCCACTGGTCAAGCCTTAACTGTCGGAATGTGTTTTCTTCCGCAGGGTTCTGCATGGCATCCCTGAAAGCATCCCGCATTCGGTCAATCGTGATGGTGTATCCGAGCGATGGGTTCGCTTTGTACCAGTTCTTCTCGTCCGACCAATCATCGTCATCTTCAATGCCGTAAATAACAGGATAAAATGTCGGGTCGATGCGTTGGCCTGACAGGATGTCCTTGGCCTTTGTATGGACTTCGTAGCAGACGCTGTTCTTGTCATTGCCCGCAGTCGTGATGATGAACGTCAATGGCTGGGTTCTGGCATCGGACGCACCTTTAGTAAGGACATCATATAGTTCACGGCTGGGCAGCGAATGCAGCTCATCAAAAATCAGAGCTGACACATTCAGGCCGTGCTTCGTGCCTACCTCTGCCGAAAGAACCTGATAAAATCCCGCATTCTGATAATTTACCAGCCGTTTAGTCGCCGCCATAATCTTGGAGCGTTTCAAAAGCGCCGGTGTCAGCTCCACAATTCGCTTTGCGACATCAAAAACGATAGATGCCTGCTGACGGTCAGAAGCGGCACCATAAACTTCAGCAGATGGTTCGCCATCGGCATAAAGCATATACAGCGCAATCGCCGCAGCCAGCTCACTCTTTCCGTTTTTCTTCGATATTTCCACAAATACTGTGCGGAACTGGCGGTTCCCATCCTCTTTAACCACTCCAAAAATGTCCCTGACCAGTTGTTCCTGCCAGGGGAACAACCAGAACGGCTGTTTTGCCCATCTTCCTTTTGTATGACAGAGGTTCTCAATAAAACGGACTGCCCTGTCCGCTTTTGCCTTGTCATAGTGCGAGGTCGGCAGCATGAAACGGGTCGGTGTGTATTTTCCCAGCTTCGGGATATTATCAGGTCTTTGCCTCCGCATCAGTTCCCACCTCCCAACAGGTCATCCATATCGTCCTCCGCACTGCCCGTGCTGTCCGAAGCGATGATCCGGCTCCGGGAAGCGGGCGTCAGGCCGAACTGCTCGGCGATACGGTTCATGATTTTAAGATACGTCTGCGCTATCGAGACCTGTGGGATCTGCTGATAGTACCCGGATGGGGTTTTGACGATGGTCCCGTGCTGCGTGATGAATTCCTCGGCTTCCTTGTACCGTGCCCACGCCTGACAATAACCCGCAAAGGCCGCCATATCGACTTCGGTCAGGATGCCGATCTCCTCCATCTGCTTTGCCAGCCGCCGCCATTCCTTTTTGGCTTCCGGTTCCAGCCACTTCGGGCACGGAGGGGCCTTCTTTTTCGGCTTTGGCTCGTTGTTGTTAAGCGGCCGCTTGCCGGGGTTCCCTTCCAGTTCCTTGATTGCTGTCGGCGTCGGTTTTCTCCCTCTGGTCGCCATAGGCTATTCCTCCCTTCCCGCCCGAAAATGGGCAAAATAAAAGCCCGGCAGATTTCTCTGTCGAGCCTTGCTGTGTCTCTTGCAGTGCTTAATTCTTCAGCACCGCCGTGATCTTGAAATTCCTGTTGAACTGCCTGACCGTGACCACCTTGTCGTCGCTCCCGTCATCGTCACCGTAGTAGACCGCCACCCCGCCCACGCAGGTGTTTGCCACGCCGCGCTTTCCGGTCGCCGTCTCCTCAATCTCGATGGTGTGCGCCGATTCCCTTTCAGCCTGGGCGAGCTGCTCATACGCTGTCAGTTTCTTTTC